GTTGGAATGGCTTTATACCCATCCAGCATTGCTCTTGATCCTTATGAGGATGTTGCTCTAATGCGTCAGATGCAGGATGAATTACGGAGAAGAAGACGCTAATGGCGTACACGAAAGCAGAAAAGAAGGCACGGAAGAAACCCGGTGGTTCTAATGTAGGTGAGTACCGTAAGGTCAAATCATCTGATTTCTGTGGTCCTGCTGGTGGTGCACCAAAAGGCAGCTTCCCTGTCAACACATTGGCAAGAGCAAGATCAGCCCTTAAACTAGCACACAATGCACCTAATCCTTCTGGCATACGTTCATGTGTACTGCGTAAATACCCGCAGTTAAAGTAATGGCTCAAAAAAAGAAAAGACAATCTTACTTAAAGCAGTTAAAGGCTATACGGGCTAGTCGCAGACAAGCTGAGATAGAAGATGAGATGGCTCTTCTGGAGATGGCTCGTAAGCGTATGGAACACTACCGGAGCCAAGGCCAGCCTGTGCCTAACCTAGTAGAAACCATGAAATATTCCATGCGTCGTGATCCGAGCGCTAAAAGATTCTATACTGAGGAGGGGGTGCCGTACCCTTTGCCTGAGAATGTGCCTACTAATTTCGTGACAGCTTTAGGGGATTATTCTGTCCAGAAACCCAATCCTTCAGGAACCCGGTATAGAAGGCCAGACACTACAGCTAACTACATAAGAAATCCTGATTTAAGTGTACCTATAGTTGATCCTGAATTTAATTTAAGTCGTTCTCCAAGAAGGAGATTTGATACAGTAAATATTGATAAGGAGTTAGTAGGGGATTTCAATGTAACAGCTAGCGATAAGGAAAAAAACCCAGTCTTAAACTTTCCCTTGCATCCTCAGTATGGTGGGGAGAATGTTGGCGATATTCGTATGCACGAAAGAATGCACAAAGCCTACGATCATGCTTTTCGATCCCCATTCTTTACTGAGCGAAGGGGTAAATTTCTTGGAGGAGCCGAGTTTCCAAAAGGCCACCGTGACGCAGATGTAGGAAAGCAAGTGGACTATAATAAGAGTATCGCAAGAGGTGGGTCAGGATATGACAAATTCCGCAGCAGAGAGCATGACATAATCTATTCTGCTACGACACCGGATGAACGACATCCTACCTTCAGTACAAGAAAAGATATATCAGATTTTGAACATTTGATCGGCAAGGCTTACGGAAAGCTAGATAAGGCATCTGGGCAGTATATGAATAGAAATCCTGGCCTAGCAGCTATCCAATTAGAGGCTTATAGGAGGGGGATAACAGAAAAAGAAATGTACTGTGAAGTGTACCCCGATGAACCTCAGTGTAGAAAACACCAACCCATACCGGGATGGCATGATACAGGCCCAGATACTGGAGCCAAGAAACCTAAGTGACAGACAGACAAGATAAATTCATACAGCATTATGCAGAAACAGGTAACGCTACCCAAGCGGCTATCCATGCTGGCTATTCTCAAAGAACAGCGAAACAACAAGGACACCAGCTAAAAGAGCAGCTTAGACCCTTGATCGCTGACAAGACCAAAGAGGTACTTGCAGACAAGGTACCTAATATGTTAAATTTGTTATCAACCATAGCGGAAACATCTACGAGTGATACTGCTAGGATATCGGCAATCAAAGACTTACTCGACAGAGCGGGACTCAAACCTATTGAAAGGATTGAACAAACCAACATCGAATCCATGAGTGATGAAGAAATCCAAAGACAAATCGACGCCCTCATTAAACACTAAAGATAAAGACTTACTGCTTGACCTTTTACAAGTCCAACGGGCTAGGGAAAGGTATAATAGGATAAATTTTTACGACCCTTATCCTTATCAGTTAAAGTTTCATCAGACAGGCCAAGACTGTAATCAAAGATTACTTATGGCAGCTAACCGCATAGGTAAATCTTATTGCGGTAGTGCAGAAATGTCTTACCATTTAACGGGTTTATACCCTGATTGGTGGGAAGGAAGGGTATTTAAACAGCCTATTGTTGCATGGGCTGGTGGTGTATCTAACGAGACAACGCGAGATATAGTACAATTTGAACTATTGGGTTCCCCTGATGACCCCGATGCTTTCGGGTCTGGTACGATTCCAAAAGATTACATAGTAAAAACGGAACGCAAGCCCGGAGTCCCTAATGCAAAGAGTGTGGCATTAGTGAAGCATGTTTCTGGTGGGAACTCTTCTTTACATTTTAAAGCCTATGAAATGGGTGTAGAGAAATGGCAGGGTAGGTCGGTTGATTGTATATGGCTGGACGAGGAGCCTCCCCGTGATGTATACTCCCAAGCGGTCACTAGGACACTAGATCGCAAAGGCATGGTTTACATGACCTTTACCCCTGAAGCGGGAATGACTGAAACTGTCGCTTCATTTATGAATAGGTTACAACCCGGACAGGCTCTTGTTAATGCAACATGGGATGACGCAGCAGAGAAGATCGTATCTATGCGCGGTAACGGGGGCCACCTTAATGAGACTGTTATGGAGCAGATACTGTCCAGCTACAGCCCTCACGAAAGAGAAATGCGGAGGTATGGTAGACCCTCTATAGGCTCTGGTTTAGTCTTTCCAGTAATGGAAGAGAAGATTATGATTGATCCTATTATGTTGGAGGAGCATTGGCCTAGAATATGCGGTATTGATTTCGGATTTGACCATCCTACAGCTTTAGTTTGGTTAGCGTTTGACAGGGATGAAGACATCTATTATGTGTACGACTGCTACCGACAAGCCAAATCTCCACCAGCAGTTCATGCCGCTCAGATTAAAACTCGTCCTAGTTACATCCCTATCAGCTGGCCTCATGACGGCAATAGGAGAGATTCTATGGGAAATCCCGGTTTGGCTGACCAGTATCGTAACCTTGGGTGCAATATGCTACACTCTCATTTCGAGAATCCTCCTGCATTGGGACAGAACAAAGGAGGCAATTCTGTTGAGGAGGGTATAATGTCCATGCTTCAAAGAATGGAGGATGGTAAATTCAAAGTATTTTCGACTTTAGCTGACTGGTGGGAAGAGTTTAGAATGTACCATAGAAAAGGCGGAAAGATTGTACCTTTCAGAGATGATTTAATGTCTGCGACACGTTACGCTGCAATGGCTACACGCTTTGCTGTTTCTGGATCAGACCCTGCATGGACGAATGACTTAGAGTATAAACAATATGGTATTATATAATGGCTGAAGAAATGACCGATCAAGGACTAATGACTCGCATAGGAGAAGAACTCCGTGCATCATTAGGGTATTTTTCAGATGAGTTATCCAAACAACGTGAGTTGGCTATGGAGTATTACTACGCCTTACCGTTTGGTAACGAAGTCGAAGGTCGATCACAGTTCGTTGACTCTACCGTACAAGATACTATAGAATGGATAAAACCGTCTTTGATGCGTATATTTGCATCTGGCGACGAGATGGTAAAGTTCAATCCTGTAGGGCCAGAAGATGTTGAGATGGCGAAGCAAGCTACGGACTATGTTAATCATGTTTTTGTAAAAGATAATGATGGTTGGGAAGTTTTGTATTCGTGGTTTACCGATGCTCTATTGCAGAAGAATGGTATAGTAAAAGTATGGTGGGATGAGTATCCAGAATCAACACGGGAAGAATACCATCGCTTAACCAATATGGAAGTGGAGGCTTTACTTTCTTCTCCTGAACTAGAAGTATCTGAGCATTCTGAGTATTTGGAAGGAGAGGAAACTTATAATGATCTGGTAGTTATAAGAAGCGACTACAATGGTCGTGTAAAGATTGAGAATGTCCCGCCTAGTGAGTTCTTGATTTCTAGGGAATCTAAGTCTATAGAAGATGCAAAGTTTGTTTGTCATCGTGTACAAGTTACCCTTTCTGATTTACGGGAGATGTACCCAGACGAAGATTTAGACCCAGCGGAGTTAGGTGCTGGCGATGATGGTATGGAGGCATACTCCCCAGAAAGACTGGCTCGTTATGAGTACGATCAGACAGCTAAGTATTTTGGTGGTTTTGGAACATCAGCGGGGCCAGAAGATGCCTTAAGAACTTACTGGTTACATGAGAACTATCTACGAACAGATTGGGATGGTGATGGTATTGCGGAACTACGCAAGGTTTGCACTGTTGGAAATAAGATATTGGAAAATGAGCCTATAGATAAGATTCCTTTTGTCTCTATCACTCCTATAAAAATACCTCATAAGTTCTTTGGTTTGTCTGTTGCTGATCTTGTACTTGATCTGCAACTCATAAAAAGTACACTGATGCGAAATCTCATGGATAATATGTACAACCAGAACTTTGGTAGGTACGCAGTCCTTGAAGGTCAGGCCAACCTAGACGATCTATTGACGCAACGACCCGGGGGTGTTGTTCGCGTTAAGTCACCTAATGCAATAACTCCTTTAGCTACTCCATCCCTAGAACCTTATAGTTTTCAAATGCTTGAGTACCTTGATACTATACGCGAATCAAGGGCTGGTGTGGGTAAAACAACTCAAGGGTTAAACGACAAAGCATTAACCTCGCATACTACGGCTTCTGCTGTTAATTCTGTAATGACAGCAGCACAGAGCAGGGTAGAACTCATTGCAAGGCAGTTCGCGGAAACAGGTGTAAAATCATTGATGCGTACTATCTATGAGTTACTATTAAAATACCAAGACAAGGAACGTGTTGTAATGTTACGTAACCAATGGGTACCTGTCAGACCTGATGCTTGGAATGATAAGGCTGACTGTACGGTATCAGTTGCTCTTGGTCATGGTAATAAAGAACAACAACTTATGCACCTTTCCTCTATGCTGAACTTTGCTGGTGAAGCAATGAGAGGTGGATTAAAAATTGTTACAGAAAAGAATATGTACAATCTTGGCGCAGCTTTGATACGGAACATGGGCTTTCAGAATGTCAATGATTTCTTGACTGATCCTGATATGGTTCCACCAGAGCCTGATCCAAGAGAGCAGATGGCCCAAATGGAGATGCAGAACAAAAAGGCCGAATTGGAAATTAGGGCGGCAGAGGTACAAGTAAAAGCGCAAAAAGTCCAGCAGGAAGCTGCTGAGATGCAGATTGACGCTCAACTTAAAGCTGCGGAACTTAACTTAGAGGCAGCGCAGAATAGACCAGTTGCCATAGGATAAAAATGATACAAGAAGAACGAGAACGAGCGGCTAAACTGCTACTCGATAACCCGCTATTCGTTGAAGCATTTAGTCAATTAGAAGAAGAGTTATTAGACCTCTGGAAAATGTCAGGGTCTACAGATATCGACCAACGAGAATCCTTCTGGTTGGCCGTTAGACTGCTTGATAGAATTAGAGTTCATATACAGTCCATTGTTGAAACTGGACACATGGCTAAAATTCTAGAAAAGCAACACCCGCATATCTAGAGGAGATTTGTTATGGCGGACACGCAAGAAGCCCCGCAACTGCCGGAATCGGCACAAGAAGCGCCCGGAAGTATAGCTCAGGCGCACAATGCAATTCTTGGTTTATTGGATTCTGAAGAGGAACAACCCAAAAAACCAGAAGAGCAACCTTCCGAAGAAGCATCTACAGAAGAATCTGAAGATGAGCCATTGGAGGAAGCAGAAGAGGAATTAGAAGCATCTGATGAAGATGAAGAAGAGGACTCTGAGGAATCTGAAGAAGAGGCCGAAGAAGAAGAACCTGATCTTTACGCTGTCACTATTGATGGCGCAGAGCATGAAGTTACCTTTGATGAATTGGTAAAGGGGTATTCTCGTCAATCAGATTACACAAAGAAAACTCAAGCACTTGCAGAACTCAGGAATAGTTTTGAAGAGGCGAAAAGTCGCTATGAATCAGAACTTCCAGAATTGCAGGGACTGAAAGAGCAATATGTACGCAATCTTGGCGAAGTAATTCAAGGATCGCTGAGTGGTCTGGAGCGTTTCAACATTGATTGGAATGCTTTACGTGAAGAAGACCAGTCAGAGTATCTACTAAAACGTGAAGAATTTAGGCAAGCACAGGAACACATTCAAGGTTTACAGCATCGAAAGCAGCAAGAGGAGTCCCAACTCCAACAGCAAATGTCTGAACAACATAGAACTTTCGTAGCAAGTGAACATGAAAAGTTAGCGCAAACCATTCCTGAATGGCGTGAAGCCAAAACCCGAACTGAGTTAGGTGCACAGCTTAGGGAGTATGCTTTATCCCAAGGATTCGTCCCTGAAGAAATTGATTCTTTAGTGGATTCACGTTCCTTTATCGCATTGATGAAGGCTATGAAGTATGATGCTTTATCTAAATCCAACATGAAGGCAAAAAAAGTTAAGAATAAGCCTAAAGTTGTGAAGTCAGGTAAAGGAACTTCAAAGAAACAAGTAGCTAAAGAACGTACAGCAGCTTCCATGAAGAGGCTCAGAGAGACAGGTCATATAAATGATTCAGTAAGTCTCCTTGAGGATTTCGTAGACATCTAACTAAAGGAGGAAAACGCTATGGGCGTTCCTACAGATACTAGGGAAACCTTTAGTGCTATTGGCATTAGAGAAGACCTAAGTAATATTATATACAATTTAAGCCCTATGGACACGCCGTTTCTAAACGGTGTAGGTAAGGGTTCATGTGACAACACGACCTTTGAATGGCAGACAGACGAGTTATCGTCAACCGCCGCTAATAGGCAGATAGAAGGCAATGACTATTCCAGCACTGCCGCAACAGAG